GGTGTTAAAATGAACAATATTATAGTATCGGACTTTTAAAAATGGCTACAGAATTAAGCAAAGGCAAGCTAAGCGAGCCAGATTCAAATTATTGCGAGCAGTCTTATTTGTGGAAACAGGTAAGAGCTTGCATTGCTGGCAAGTATGAAGTAGACAAGCTGGTCGATTGCCTGCCACAGCCGCTTTATTCAAGCGGTATTATCACGCCTTATATGAGTGAGACTCAGCGAGAGTTTGCTAACCATTGCCAAGCAATCAATGTTAAGAAAGCCCGGGCTTATTGGAATCGAGCGAGATTCTTTAACGCAACAGGCAGAACATTTGAGTCTCTTGGTGGGATGATTTGGTCGCAAGAGCCAGAAGTAGAGTTAGATGCTAGCGTTGCCTATCTTGAGAAAAACGCTAATGGCTCTGGCATGGGTTTGCGCGATGTTGCTCAGTGCATCACTGATGAAAACATTTCATTGGGTAGGGTTGGCGCTCTTGCTGATATGCCAGAAAATCAAAGAGCTTTAACTCGCCAACAAATGGAAAGCGGAGAAAATGCAGCCCGCATTATCATGTATAAAGCTGAAAGCATTGTTTATTGGCGCACAGATAAAAGTGGTAATCTTGTTGAAGTTAGGCTTATTGAAGTTCATCAAGAAGAAAAGACTATGGGCGAAGGCGCTCTTGCTTACTGCGTAAACACAGAGAACGTTATTTACACTAGACAATTGGTGATGATTGACGGCGTTTATCACAATCGCTTATTCAGTGATAAAGATGAGTTGATTTCAGATGTAATTCCGTTTGCTAACGGTTCGGCGTTTAATTTTATCCCGTTCCAGTTTTTTGGTGCTGATAAAAACACACCAGAATTCGGTAAAATCCCACTGTACGACTTATCAAGTTGCAATATTGGGCATTACGTATTGGACGCTGATAACCGAGCTAACCTTCATTACCATGGCTCAGGCATGACTAACGTCTACAGCTCAATGGATGACCAGCAATTCTTTGAGAAAAATCCTAACGGTTTGGATTGTGGTCCAGGTGGAATGAATCAGCTTAACTCAGATGATAGAGTTGAGATACTTCAAATTGATTCCACTGGTGCTATTGCTTCGGAAATGGAGCGTGACCAAAAGCGCATGATTATGCTTGGCGGTCAATTAGTACAAGAAGCTAACACAAATCAAACGTTAGGCGCTAAAGAAATGGAGTTTGGTGCAAGCGTATCAACACTAAAACGAATCACTCATAATTCCTCTAAAGGTATTGAGAATCTAATCAACTGGTGTGCTATGTTTATGGGTTCAAGTGGTGAGTCAACTTACAGACTAAACACTGACTTTGTAACTGACAACATGACACCGGAAATGATTAATGCTCACTTTGCACTTGTTCAAGGCGGTGTATTGCCAGTTGAAACCATTTACGAGACAGCGCGAAAGGCTGAGCTGACAAAGCTTGATAATCAAGAAATAGCAGATTTGGCTCGCGAATCTGATTTGGGTATGAGTGGTGAGCCAGAAGAATTGGCAAGACTACGAGCTGAAAACGAAGCATTACGCGAGCAATTAAATGGCGCTGAATGATGATTTAGTTGCGATTTACTCGCAGCATCAAATCTATTTACAAAAGGTTGCGGCTAAATACGGTAATGATGTCGTTCCGCACCTTGAGCGAATTCAATCTGGTGTAAATAATATATTCGAGCATTACCGCGGAATGAACTTAACGCCTAAGCGCGAGGAAAGAATTAAAGCTCAGATTAACGAGCTGACTCGCTTAGAGTTGCAAGATTATATAAAGAATCTAAAGTCCGATACCAAAGGCGTTGGTGAATATGAAGCCCAGTTTGCAGCGCGCACTCTTGATGGCATCATTGAATCAGGTGATTTTAACGCTGTAGTGCCAACTGCTACACAGGTAAACACATTAGCTATAGCGTCACCAATAAAGTTGAGTGAAAACAATTTCATTACGTATAACACGATGATGCGTAACTACTGGCAAAAGTGGACTGATGAAATTGATGCCATTTTGCAACAGGGATTTTTAGCTGGTGGCACAATACAAGATATTCAATCTAGAGTAATGCAAGCTATGCAGTTAGAAGGTGAAGTGTCTAAGACTGCGCTGTCACGCGCTAGGCGCTCAGCAAGAGCTATTGCTATAACTGGCATTAATCATTACTCAAACCAAGCTACAGTGGCTTTTGTTGATGCTAACGATGATGCGCTAGTTGGATATGAATTTGTCGCTGTGCTTGACTCTAGAACCAGCCAGCAATGCAGGGGATTTGATGGCAGAACATTTAAAGCTGACGACCCAAGATTAAGTGCAGTAACTCCACCATTGCACCCTAACTGCCGTAGCAGGCTTGTTTATGAGGTAGCAGACAAATACAAGTTTGATGACGAAGATTTGCAGCGCTCATCAAATTTTAGGATTGATGGTAAACTAGACCCTAAACCGGTTAAGAGCGGTCAACGTTATTATGATTACATGGCTAAGCTATCAGCTAAAGACCAAGACGCGATACTAGGACCAACTTTAGGCAAGGCGTTTAGGAAGCTAGATGATCCAGACAAGTTTGCAAAGCTAACAGTTGATTCGCTCGGTAATCCGTTAACTATCACAGAATTAAAGCAACGCGACAACGAATTAAGTCGCATACTTAAACAACAGAAAGGCTGAGCCTTTTTAAATACCTAGAGGGTAGCACTATGACATTTGATTTATCTAAAATTGAAGGTTTAACAGAAGAACAGCAAGCAGCAATCAAAGCTATGCACGAAACAGAAACGCAGGGATTGGTAAGCAAGACGCAAGAGCTGTTAAGCGAAACAAAGACAGCCAAAGCAACAGCTAGCGAGCAAGCTCAGGCGCTAGAGCAGGCGCGACAAGCGGCAGTAAAGGCAGAAGAAGAAAAACTGCTAGCAGAAGGTAAATATAAAGAAGCTCAAGAGCTGCGAGAGCAAGAACGCGCACAGCTTGTTGCAGAAGCTGAAAGCAAGGCGAAAATGGCGCAGGAAAACCTTGAAAAGTATCACAAAGGAGCAGCTTTAAATGGCGCTTTATTACTGATTCACGATGATTTTAAAGACGTGTCAAGCGCTTTATTGGATTCAATGATTAAAATTGATTATAATGAACAAGGCGAAGCATTAACAAAATTTATGAAAGATGGTAATGTTGTTGCTAATAGCGTTGATGAGTTCAAAAGCTGGGCTGCTGAACAAGATTCGTTTAAGCGCATTATGAATGGTGTTAACTCTAGCGGGGCTGGTTCTTCTAACGCCAACGGTAGCGCTGGTGCTACAAATGAAAATTCAGCTTATGAGCTTCGCTTGAAACAAGCAGGCTTAATTTAAATAAAAGAGAGATACTATTATGGCATTAGCTAACATGCAAGTATATAACGAGCAAATTCGTTTACGTACTATTGAACTGATTGGCCAGCAATTGCAGGCGTTTAACGCAGCTTCTGGCAACACTATTATTTTAAGTGCTGACGGTTTTATGGGTGACTTTTCAAAAGAGTCATTTTACAACACATTAGCGGCAGCTCAGCGTCGCGTTGACCGATACGCTGCAAATGGCGCAGCATCATCAACAGCGCTTTCAGAGTCTGAAATGGTCGGCGTTAAAGTGGCTGGCGGTTTTGGCCCAGTAATCTTTGAGCCAGCCCAAATGACTTACTTACAGTCAAACCCAGCAGAAGCCATCAACGTAATTGCGCAGGGCTTTGCTGATGCTTTACTCGCAGACCAGTTAAATACATCGGTAGGCTCAGCTGTTGCTGCGGTTGAAAATCAGGCAGCGCTAGTTAATGATGTGTCAGCATTAACTGCTGGTGCAGGCGCGTTAACTCAGTCTGTTTTAAACGGTTCACACGCCAAATTTGGCGACATGTCTGGTTTGCTTCGTGCTGACATTATGACAGGTGCGGCTTATCATAAGCTGCTAGAGAAAGGCCTTGCGAACGGCGAGCGTTTATTTGAAAGCACTAACGTAACAGTGCAATCAATCCTTGGTAAAATCTTTGTTGTTTCTGATATTCCTGCGCTTTCAGTTGCTGGTTCGCCAAACAAAACGAAGGTGTTATCGCTAGTTGATCGCGGTATCGTTGTGGATAACACGTCTGACATTGTTACAAACCTTGATACCACTAACGGTAACGAGCGAATTGAAACAACATGGCAGGCAGATTACACGTTCGGCGTGAAAATCAAGGGTTACGCTTGGGATGTTGCGAATGGTGGCAAGTCGCCGCTTGATGCAGAGCTGTTTACCGGTACTAACTGGGATCTGGTTATGTCAAGCGTTAAGCATACTGCTGGCACTCTTGCTATCGCTGACATCGACCAGTAAGAGGTGAAGCATGGATAAAGTAAAGTATTTACCTCATCCATGCTCTACTGAGACTAAAAAGGAATGGAACGCAAAAGGCTATCGAGTTTTAGATGAGCGTTTTAATCCAGAACCAGTAGAGCAAGACAAGCCAAAACGTAAACCAAAAAAAAGCCGCTGAATAGTGGCTTTTTACTTATGCGGACATTAGAACATGAGTAATACAAGAAACGAGCTATTAGCTCAAATTACTGTCGCGTTAGGCGGTACGGTGAGAAACCCTAATAACAGAAATATGCTACTAGAAGATTGGCTCGACGCTGTTGGCGGAGGGGGACCGACAGAGAGGTGGTATTTCTCTGGTAATGGTGTAGACCAATACATAAATCTAGCAAATGAAATTTCACTGTCTGGCGATTTTGAATTTAAAGCATACTTAGAGAGAAACACAACAAGTGCAACTGCTA